CACCGTCGGCCGAGAATTCTCCCGGTCGTCACTCAGAGGGGTTATTATGTTATCACCTGAAGTGTTGGAGATGTTTTATGTCGCTATCTTTAAGTGGGCCAGGTCTTCCGGGTTCACTTCTAAGAAGAGTCATAACATCGCTCAACACTGGGTTAACAACATTTCTAACACCCCTTTGTGATAGTGGTTGTCCGCTATCGTTTCAACTCCGATAGGAAGAGCTATGTCAATTACACGCGATCTGTCAATATCGACCACTTATCGTAGGCGGTTCCAACGAGGGGGCTTTTATAGCCTCGACGTTGTTCTGCCTCTCGATTTAGTTGGTTCGAGAACTTGTCAGAGCGTGCCCGGTTGGCGCGAGATTATTCGGAACGGTGGCTCTGCCATCGGACCTTATTCTCTCGATGCTTCGAAAATCGAAGTATTTAAGCCCGGTAGTGTCTCTTTGAGCACTAACTCACTTGCGGTTCCTTTTCCGCCCGGGACGCCGAATACTGTTACTTCTGAAGGGTTTAGTGGTTTTGCCACTAACTTAGGTCCCCCTCCAGTTAACAATGTAACATCGGCACTTAAAGCTGATTCGATTGCTCTCAGTAAGGCTTATCGCAAGATTAAGTCTGAACAAGAGCACCTCAATTCTCTGGCCAGTCTGGCAGAGTTTGGAGATGTGCTTCGGCAATTTGGTTCCCCTTTGCAAGCTATTGTCGATCTTTCCAACAAGCGTCTTAACCGTCTAGAATTAGAAAGACGGGGCTTGAAAGGTTCGATCGCATTTAAGCGAGCAAAATGGCTCAAAATTGTCGCTAGCACATGGCTCGAGTATAGTTTCGGTCTCGCACCTCTTATTTCTGACACAAAGAAGGTAGCCGAAGCTTTGGCGCAATTCAATAACGACGAAGAAGTCTCACGACTTTTAGCCAAAAAGAAGATCGTCGCTCGAGGAAAAGATGAGTCCTCTGACGTCTCCTCAACTACTACGCAGGTTGATTCTAGCTACTTCCGAGTCCGAAGGGTCTCGAAAGATACTTATGAATCACGTTGCCAGTATGTTGTCGGACTTAAAGCTACCCGCACTGCTGACTTCGGCAGTAATGAACGTCTGTTGGAGCTGCTTGGTGTAAATCAAGCTAACCTCCTTCCGGCGGCCTGGGAAGCTATTCCGTGGTCTTGGCTCATCGATTATTTCTCTAATGTCGGCAACATCTTAGAAGCTGCAGCTACTTCCACTGCCGGGGTATCATGGATATGCAAGACTACAACGTCTCGTACCGTCCGTGAAACCCTGGAAAATTTGGATTATGCTGAAACTTTGAAAGCTGTTGCTGCACAGTCGAGAAAGATCGTGGGTTCTTCGTCCACTGAGGGCTCTTGTAGAGTAGTCAGAACTGTTCTCAACCGCCAGCAGGTGGCAACTCTCGGCGTTCCGCCCCTTTACCTGGAAATTCCTTCCATGTGGGGGCAGTACGCAAATATGGTTGCCGTCCTGTTGTCTCGGCGTGAGAAATCTTCAGCCTTATGGCTGTTTTAACCAACCCTTGGAGCCCATTATGGCTTTTGCACCTACCACCCCGATTACCGGGGCTACCCAGAGCGGCTTGACCACTCCTACTTACACCATTGCCGCGGATTCCAATCCTACGCAATACGGTAAGCAGTACTATGTCAGCGCTCTTGGAGGGACTCAAACCGGCGTGCTCACGCACTCCGTTGCGAGCCCTTTTACCCTTTCTGCCTTTCGCCCTGCAAACCTGAAAACTCTGCAGCCAGTGAATCCAGTGACGGGTATCTTGCGCGCCGTACCGATGAACACCTACAAGGTGATCACTCGGAAAGGTGTTATCCCTCTTGCGGGTCAGGCTTCGAAAGTAGCCATGTTTAAGACCGAACTCGACATTCCTGCCGGGTCCGATCTTGCAGATCCGCTTAGTTTGCGCGCCGCGTTGTCGGCACATATTGGGCTGCTTACGCAGATCTCAAGTGCGCTGGGCGACACGACGCTCACGGGCACGATTTAAGCCGGACGTTGAGTCGACATACGAGCTGCCCCTTTCGAGGAGCTCTTGGATGACGACTGTTCCAGCTGCTCTACATGAGAATGTAGAGTTTCGTGTCTATGAACCTTGGTATCGGTATCCGATCCGACGGTTTCGCAAACTACTTAGGGTAACACAATGCGGGATTACGCAAGTCTATACTCGAAGCTTCTTTACGACTTGGAACTTCCGGTTGATTTCGCTGGCCATTTCTATTCTGATATGGGCCATGCAAAAGCAGCTAGAATATCCTTGGCTTCCAGCTTCTATAAGAAGCTTGCTCCTTCAGGAAATACAAAATCTGCGGACCTTGCTGCTCTGGATAAATTCCTAAGCATCAACGAAGCGATCAGTACTACTTGGAGGTTTGAAGCTAAAAGTGAGGTCGAGTCTTGTTTCTGGGATTACTTCTGTGATCACCTGAATCAAGTCTGCCGAACTTACTTGTCGGAAAGCTCTTTTTCTCTGGATTCTATCCGTGAGGGAATGATGACCGGTCCAGGTGCAGCCCAAAAGGCTGATGCGACAACGTTTCTTTCGAAACTTTTCGGAAGTACGATGTCCTACACCAATCCCGGTCTCATACCCTACTACAGAGCCGCTTTGGTTGAAACCGGCTTCTGGTGCGATGCCGAAAGGACTCGTCACCAGAATTTCGGGTTCACTGCAGTGAAAGGAGGAAAGATCTTCTTTGCGGCAAAGAACTCTGAGATATCGCGGACATGCTGCACCGAGGCTCATTTGAATCTTCTGATTCAAAAGTCTATTGGTGCTTTCCTCGAGAAGTCAGCGCATGAGTATTTCGGGATTTCCCTTAGTACCCAGCCCGACAACAACAGGAGGCTCGCTTGTATTGGCTCGGCCGATGGATCTTTCGGGACCATCGACCTTGTCAGCGCAAGCGATAGCATATCGGTTCAGCTTATGATGCAGTCATTGAAGCCTGGGTTTTTCAAGTCCATGCTTTTTATGTCCCGCAGTGAGTTTCTCGTCCTTCCAGACGGGGAAGTAATTGAACCGCAGATGATTTCTACGATGGGAAATGGTTTTACATTCCCATTGCAGACGGTCATCTTCGCGTCAGCTGTTAAGGCCGTGTATCAACTCATGGGTTTCCCATGTGATTGCCCGAAAACCCAGTTTGGTGTATTTGGTGATGACATTATAGTCCGAAAGGAAGCATATAATTTCGTTTGCCAGATGCTTAACAAACTAGGTTTCTCGGTAAACGACGGCAAGTCGTTTAATACCGGTTCTTTTCGTGAGTCTTGTGGTCATGATTACTACTCAGGGATTAATATCCGTGGTGTATATATCAGAAGCCTCGAGACTCCTCAGGAAGTATATTCCGCCATTAATCGGCTTAACCGATGGTCGGCAATACACGACGTCAGATTACCTAACGTCATCGCTCTGCTATTGACTTGGGCCCGAGATATTCGGGTCCCTCCGTCAGAGTCGGACGATGCAGGTATTCATGTGCCGTTTATTGCAACCAAACCCTCCTTAACGTCATCTTACTGGTTTAAATACCGGTGTTATGTACGTAAGGTTAAAAGGGTGGTTATCCCCGAGCCGGATTCCGGCGACGATGTCATCAATCCTGATGGTATCGCCGTTGGTTTCCTTAGTGGTCATATACGCCGACGGGAATACTCTATTATTTCAACCGATTCTTCCACCGAAACGTTTAGCCCTTGGGCTTTACCAGACGGATGGACGATGTCGGCTTCCATAAGAAGTCGTCGCGGTGAGAGAGCCCGGTACAAAGTCGTAAATAAATCTCTCCCATACTGGGATCTTCATACTGATTCTAAGATGTATGATGATCTCGGTCGGGAGTATTTACGCCCTGCCCTAACGGGCCGGAGCCGTGAGCGCTGGGAAGCGCTCACGGTGGCCGGCTTAGAAAT